GGACAAAAGGTCCGTTGGGTCAAGCTTGCAGATGGACAGTCTGCCAAGATCCGTTTTGTTGAAGAGCTAGATGCAGATTCAGCAAGCTATTCTGAGGACCGTGGTCTCTCTGTAGTAATTGCAGAGCACACCAATCCAAAGGACTACAAGCGTAAGGCAGCATGTACTATCGATTCAGAGGGTCGCTGCTACGGTTGTGAGATGGCTCGTAAGGAGCCAAAGAGTGGATGGCGTTCACGTCTCCGCTTCTACTGCAACGTCATTATTGACGATGGAACAGAGGACCCATATGTAGCCGTATGGTCACAGGGTATCTCAAAGCAGTCAGCGTTCAACACTATTCGTGAGTACGCACTTGAGACAGGTTCAATCTCAAACCTTGAATGGAAGATCAAGCGTAATGGTCAGGGAACTGAAACCAGCTACACCTTGCTTCCTACCAAGCCAGATGCAGAACCATACACATGGGGAGAGATCGAAGCGTTCGATCTTGAAAAGGTTGTCCGTGAGGTAGCCTACGCAGAGCAGGAGAATTTCTACTTCGGCTTTGACACTCCATCAATCACTTCCAGCAATTCGGACTGGTAGGAAAAAGTCCTGGGCATGACTAAAACTGCCCACTTCAAACTTTTAATCACTAACGTAAGGAAATAATGAGTTACGCTGGACTACACGTTCACACCCACTTCTCGCTTTTCGATGGAATTGCCACACCACAGGAATATGTGGACCGTGCTGTAGAGATTGGGATGCCAGCCATTGCAATCACTGACCACGGTTCTCTATCAGGACACCGTGAAATGTACCGAGTTGCCAAGGAAAAGGGTATCAAGCCTATTCTTGGAATTGAGGGGTACATTACCAAAGACCGCTTCGACCACGAAGACAAGAAAGACAAGAACGACCCCCTAGACCTTAACTACAACCACTTGATTATTCTTGCTAAGAATGCAAAGGGTCTAGAGAACCTTAACAAGCTTAACGAACTTGCTTGGACAGAGGGCTTCTTCAAGAAGCCTCGTATGGACTGGGAAATCCTTGCAGAATACAAAGAGGGTCTAGTTATTACCTCTGGATGTTTGTCTGGATATCTTGCTAAGGCAATTGAAGCAGACAATCTAGCTGCTGCCAAAATGCACCTCCAATGGGCTAAGGATACGTTTGGAGACGATTATTACATTGAGGTTATGCCACATAACCCCCCAGAAGTAAACAAGCTTATTCTGGAACTTGCAGACGAGTTTGGGCTAAAGCCTATCGTCACTCCTGACTGCCACCACTCTGACCCAGAGCAACGTGAGATCCAGGAACTTAAATTAATCCTTAACTCATACGCAAACAAGACTGTCAAGGATGTTTCATACGACAAGTCAGCCAAAATGGATAACCTTATGGACCGTCTAGACTACCTGTATGGTGCAGACCGACAAATGACATTCCGTGACTTTGAGATTCACTTGCTTTCCGATGAAGAGATGCACCGTGCCATGGAAGCCCAGGGTATTGACCGTCAGGACATGTACGACAATACTCTTGAGATTGTAGACAAGATTGAAGACTACGACATTCAGGACCACCTGGATCTTCTTCCTGCACAATACCAGGACCCAGACAAGGAGCTTTACGACCTTGCTATGGAGGGTCTCAAGGAAAAGGGTCTTGATACCAATCAGGAATACCTAGACCGTCTGAACGAAGAACTAGAGGTTATCAAGGACAAGAAGTTTGGTCCTTACTTCCTAGTTGTACGTAACATGATTAACTGGGCTAAGAAAGAAGACATCATGGTAGGACCAGGTCGTGGTTCTGCTGCTGGTTCGCTACTCTGCTATGCTCTAGGCATTACAGACATTGACCCAATTGTTCACGGTCTTCTGTTTTTCCGATTCATTAACCCAGAGCGTAACGACTTCCCAGATATCGATACCGATATTCAGGATAACCGTCGTGAAGAGGTTAAGGACTATCTGGTACGCCAGTATCGTCACGTTGCATCTATTGCCACATTCCTTGAGTTCAAGGGTAAAGGTATTGTTCGTGACATTGCTCGTGTTCTGATGGTTCCACTAGCAGACGTTAACAAGGTACTTAAGGTGGTAGATGACTGGGATGACTATTGCACTTCGAAACAGACTGAATGGTTCCGTGAGAAGTATCCTGAGATTGAGCAGTATGGTGAAAAGCTACGTGGTCGCATTCGTGGCACTGGTATTCACGCTGCTGGTGTTGTTACTTCTAAGCTTCCTATCTTTAAGTACGCACCTCTGGAGACTCGCACGTCGCCAGGGAACAAAGAACGTATCCCAGTAGTAGCAGTAGACATGGAAGAAGCAGAGCGTATTGGTCTGATTAAGATTGATGCTCTGGGTCTAAAGACTCTGTCTGTTATTCAGGACACTCTCAAGATTATTGAAGAACGTACTGGGGACAAGATTGACCTACACAAGATTGACATGGAAGACAAGAAAGTTTACGCCATGCTCTCTGACGGTCTTACAAAGGGTGTCTTCCAGTGTGAAGCCACTCCATACACCAATCTTTTGGTTAAGATGGGTGTCAGAAGCTTTGCAGAGCTTGCTGCTTCGAACGCTCTAGTTCGTCCAGGTGCTATGAACACCATTGGTAAGGACTACATCGCTCGTAAGCACGGTAAGCAAAACCTTGATTACAAGCACACCAAGATGAAAGCATTTACTGAAGAGACATACGGATGTATTCTTTATCAGGAACAGGTTATGCAAGCCTGTACAGAACTTGGTGGCATGACAATGGCAGAGGCGGACAAGGTCCGTAAGATCATTGGTAAGAAAAAGGATGCAAAAGAGTTCAAGCAGTTCCAGGACAAGTTCGTAGAGGGTGCTTCTCGCTACCTGTCTCCAAACATTGCAGAAGAACTATGGCACGACTTTGAGGCTCACGCAGGGTACTCATTCAATAAGTCACACGCTGTAGCATACTCCACAGTCTCGTACTGGACTGCTTGGCTTAAGTACTATTACCCAATTGAGTTTATGTACTCATTGCTCAAGAACGAGGGTGATAAAGATGCTCGTACAGAATATCTAATCGAAGCAAAGCGTATGGGTATTCCAATCAAGCTACCACACATCAACGAGTCAGACATTGACTTCAAGATTGAGGGCAAGGGTATTCGATTCGGACTAAGTGCTATTAAGTTTATTAGTGATAATATTGCTGAAAAATACATGGTTGGTCGTCCTTTCCAGTCCTACAAAGAGCTAGAAGAGTTTACGTTTACCAAGGGGAATGGTGTAAACTCACGTGCTCTACAGGCTCTACGAGTAATCGGAGCAGCCACATTCCCTGACAATCCTCGTAATGACGAGGAAGTCAAGGAGAACCTGTATGAGTATCTGAACCTACCAGAGTTCAACATTCAGGTTCCACAACACTACCACGCATTTATCAATGATGTTGAGGAGTATGAGGAAAAGGGGTCCTTCATCCTCATGGGGATGGTAAAGGCTATCAAGCGAGGTAAGGGATGGTCACGTGTTGAAATCCTGGACCGAACTGGTAGTGTTGGTATCTTTGATGAAGAGCAGACAGCAATTGAGACTGGTAAGACTTATATTCTTCTTGCTAGTGATAACCGAATTGTTACTGCAATTCCTGCAGACGAGATTAGAAATAGCACATCATCGCTAATCAAGATTCTAAACTTCCGTCAGCTACCATACAAAGAAGATGAACTGTTTGTAGTATCATTCAAGCCACGAGTTACTAAGGCTGGCAAGAAGATGGCTTCACTAGTTCTAGCAGACGCTGCGAGAGACCTGCACAGCGTTACAGTATTCCCTACGGCATTCTCCAAGGCTTACATGAAGATTGACGAGGGTAAGGTCTACAAGTTCGACCTTGGAAAGACCAAGGACGGCACAGTAATTATGGAAGAGGTATATAATGTCTAATTTAACATTTGACGATATTGCAACAGAGTTGCATGAACTAGCAGTAGAAAAGGGTTTCTGGGACGTAGTCCAGGATGCCACACAGGAGCAGACGGACATCTTTATGACCAAGCAGCTTATGATGATCGTATCAGAGGCTACAGAGGTTATGGAGGCTATTCGTAAGTCTCACGGACCAGAGGCGGTAGCAGATGAAATGGCAGACATTCTCATTCGCACCTTTGACCTATACGCAGGTCTGGTAGAACACGGATACACACACGTATCCCTTGACTACGCATTTGAAAACAAGACTAGTGTAAATAAACTACGAGCACAGAAGCATGGGGTAAAGTTCTAATGAATGTAATCGTATACACAAAGCCATCATGCGTACAGTGTGATGCAACCAAGAGAAGTTTAGACAAGCTTAACGTAGACAAGGGCTTTAAGTCTATGCCTGTAGTAAACGCTGGTGACCAGTGGTGGTCTGGATTTAACCCAGACAAGATTAATGGGTTGGTGGATTAATGACTACAATGGAAGAGGCTTTAGCAGCCTTAGACCCAAAGATCAGAAAGCGTCTATCCAATGGCGTAGGGTTTACCACAACATTTCAAAAGACACCTAGCCACGGTCTTAACCGTGCATTGAATGGTGGACTTCCTTATGGTCGCCAGGTTCTTATCTGGGGTAGCAAGTCGTCTGCAAAGTCGTCACTATGCCTACAGATGATTGCTCTAGCACAAGAAGAGGGAAAGCTGTGTGCCTGGATTGATGCTGAGATGTCATACTCTGAAGAGTGGGCTAAGGCTCTTGGGGTAGACACAGACAACCTTATTGTATCTCAGGCTCGTACCATTAACGAAATGGTAGATGTTGGTACAGCCCTAATGAACGCAGGTGTAGACCTGATTGTCATTGACTCAATCACTTCGCTACTACCAGCAATCTATTTTGAAAAGGGTACTGATGAACTCAAAGAGTTGGAAAACACAAAGCAAATTGGAGCAGAGTCTAGAGACTTTAGCAACGCATGGAAGATGCTCAACTATGCCAATAATAAAGTCAAGCCTACTCTACTTGTCCTCATTAGTCAGTCTCGTAATAACATTAGTGCTATGTATACATCTCAGCAGCCTTCGGGTGGTCAAGCCACTAAGTTCTACTCTTCGACTGTTATCAAACTCTTCTCGTCTGAATCGGACAACCAAGCAATTAAGGGCAAGATTGCTGTGGGAGATAAACTCATTGAAGAGAAAGTTGGCAGAAAAGTAAGATGGGAAGTTCAGTTCTCTAAGACTTCTCCTGCTTTCCAGTCTGGCGAGTATGACTTCTACTTCCGTGGAGACGTTGGTATCGACTCTGTAGGTGACCTTGTGGACACAGCAGAAATGATGGGTATCGTAGAACGCACAGGAGCCTGGTACATCCTACCAGACGGTTCTAAGGTCCAGGGTAGAGATGCATTCGTAAACCGTGTACGTGAAGACCTAGATCTTCAGGACTCAATTAAGGCAAAAGTAAATGGCGAAGTATAACGTATACCAAGGTCAGTTTGTATGTCACGTGTGTAAGGCGGAGGTTAAAACCCTCCGTTCTTACCCTGACACAAAAAAGCTGACCTGGATGTGTTCTGACAAGCACATTAGCGAAGTTGATTTAAATACCAGGAAGAAAAAGAATGAGCGAGAAGAGCGAGAGTAAACGCATTGGTGCTAAACAGCACAAGAACTCTGGTCGTGGAACTCACAAGGGCGATGCCTCTTGGGAAAACTTCACGGTAGACTTCAAAGAAGTTGGCAAAAGCTTTACTCTTAATAAAGATGTATGGGCTAAGGCTACTACAGATGCTATTCGTAATGGCAATGACCCTGCTATTGTAGTTGTCATTGGTGAGTCAGGAATCAAAACAAGACTAGCAGTCATTGAAATGTCTGTCTTAGAACAATTGATTAACGGCGTAGAATAGTGTATAATAGAACTACAACATCTAAGGATTAAAATTGGAAACAGAAACAAAAACTACAATTGAGATGGTCAATGGTCTAGCAGAGATCGCTGACTACATGCAAGACGAAGAGCTGGAGACAGCACTCACATTCATTGCCAAGCTTATTATTAAGCCTGACATTCCCTTAAATGTTGCAACGGTAGAGATCGTTCGCTTGCAAGCAATTGCAGCAAAGATGTCTTTCAAAGCCACATGGCTAACTAACGTAGAAAAAGGAGATAGAGCGAAGAAGAATATTTATTACACTGCTGCTGAGTCAATTAACAACTTGGTATCAGCTCTTAAATACATCACTCGCTAAGTATCATCATGGCTAAAAACCTATTGCAACAAGTAATGCTAAAGAAGGTTGAGAGTAATGCAACCAACCAACCTTCATTCCTTGATAAGGAAGCATTAATCGAAAAAATTAATTCAGGGTACACAGTAAATCGTGTAACCAAGTTCACAACCAAGAAGACATTTGCACCTAGTACAATTGCATTCTCTCATGGAGAATGTCCTCGCTACTGGTATCTAGCCTTCAACGGTGCAGACTTTACAGACAATGCAGATGCCTATGGTGCTGCAAACATGACTGCAGGAACTAAGTCTCACGAGCGTATCCAGGAAGCAATGGGCAACGTCCCAGGTCTCCTGGCTGACTCTGAATTCAAAGTAACTTATAATGATCCGCCTATCTTTGGATTTGGTGACGTTATGCTTAATTGGGAAGACAAGGAACTCCTTGGCGAAATCAAGACAATGCCAAACGAGGCATTTGAGTATCGCAAGACTGCAGGTAAGCCTAAGACTGGACACCTAGTTCAGTTGCTTATCTACATGAAGATTCTCAATAAGAACAAAGCTGTAATGATTTACGAAAACAAGAACAACCATGAATTGTTGGTTTTTCCAATTGAATTAAATCAGTACATGTATGAGTGGGTAGAGAACGCATTTGAATGGATGCGAGATGTTCGCAAGGCATGGGAGAACAAGACCCTCCCTACCAAGAACTATCGTAGCAATTCTAAGATTTGCAAGACTTGTCCTATTAGGGAAGCTTGTGACAATGCTGGGCTTGGAGAGATAAAACTTAAATCTCTGGAGCCGTTAGATGATAAACAAGCACTGTGAATGGTGTGACCATTCTTTTAAAACAAAGTTATCCTATCAGATATACTGTTCAGCTGAATGTAGAGAGGCTGCCACAAAAGAAAAGATAATGCAAAACTACTTTATGAAACAAGTTAGAAAACGTTTCGAAAAGAAAAGGCTTTGCAAATCTTGTGGCAGTCCTCTTTCTGCATATAATGACAGTCCGATCTGTTTTGTGTGTGTAGAAAACCCAACCGATGTTGCCAAGGCATTGCGTGAAATGAAGAGGTTGATGAATGAAGATGAGTAACCTCGTTGACAAGCCAAATAGAATTATGGCTATCGATGCTAGTACAAACAGTCTTGCATTCTCAATCTTTGCAGGTGACAACCTGGAAGCTTTTGGAAAGATAAACTTTACTGGCACTGTTGCATATGACAAGGTAGTCGATGCAGGTGCAAAAGTAAAAGCATTCTTTGAGCAATATGTAAAAGACATTGATGCAATCGTCATTGAGCATACGGTGTTTATGAATAGCCCTAAGACTGCTGCAGACCTTGCACTGGTCCAGGGAGCCATCCTGGGGGCTGCTGGGGTACGCAGAATCAGATCAGTAGCACCAATCACCTGGCAGAACTTTATTGGTAATAAGAAACCAACTAAAGAAGAGATTGCCAAGATGAAGTTAGATAACCCTGGTAAGTCTGACTCTTGGATTAAAACACAAACAAGAGAACAGCGTAAACAGAAAACTATCCACTTCATTGAGATACAATATAATAAGATAGTTAAAGATAATGACGTAGCAGATGCCATCGGCATTGGTCACTATGCAATTAATAACTGGGAAAGGTTGACAAAGTAATGGCAAAGCTGTATACTAGTGAAGCATGGTTAAAAAAGCGTTACCACGTAGATAAGAAAACTCCAGAGCAAATCGCAAAGGAATGCGGTACTAGCGTTGAAACCATCTATGTTTATTTAGCAAAATTCGGATTAAGAAAGTCTAGAAGATAATGAAGAAGTATAATAATAATGAAGCACTCGCATTTGACGACGTACTTCTAGTACCCCAATATTCACCTATTGCAAGCAGGAAGCATGTGTCGCTTGCAACAAGATTGAGAAAGTTAGAATTAGATACACCCATCATTGCAGCTCCTATGGATACTGTGACTGAAACTGAGATGGCTATTGCCATGGCAAGCAATGGTGGCTTTGGTGTTATTCACCGATACATGCCAATTGATAAGCAGGTAGAGCTGTTTAAGGCAGCACATCTTTCAACTCATGGTGGCAATGTTGCTACCTCTATTGGTGCTACAGGAGACTTCCTAGATGATGCCAGGAAGCTCTACGAGGCTGGTAGCAGGATTATCCTGATCGATACAGCCAATGGGCATAGCAAGTACGCTATTGACGCTGTGAAGGCTCTGAGGGCTGAATTTGGTGACGACCTGCACATCATGGCAGGTAACGTTGCAACCCTAGAAGGATTCCACAATCTAGCAGAAGCAGGGGCAGACTCTATTCGTGTTGGTATTGGTGGTGGGTCTGTATGTACTACTCGTATTGTAAGTGGTCATGGATTACCAACGCTCGCATCTATCATGGACATTCGTTCACATTACTACAGTTATTCAGATGGTCCTGCAATTATTGCTGACGGTGGTATACGTACACCTGGAGATGCTGCTAAGGCTCTTGCTGCAGGTGCTAACGCTGTTATGCTTGGCGGAGCTTTGGCAGGAACTGACGAGTCACCTGGAGACGTTGTAGACGGCTCGTACAAGGTCTTTCGTGGTATGGCATCACATGATGCACAGAAAGAGGGACGAGGCTTTGTATCAGGCGTAGAAGGCGTTTCTACTACAGTTCCTTATCGTGGATCAGTAGACAACATCATTAAGGATTTCCGAAGCGGTATTGCAAGTGCATTGTCGTACTCAGGTGAAGAAAACCTCACCGATTTCTACTATAATAGTAAGTATGTACAAATTACAGGTTCAGGCATTGCTGAGAGCAAGCCTCACGCTAAGGGGAACTAATGGCTAGACGTAAAGCAATTGTTGCAAGCACTATGACACCACCACCAGTTGTGTTTGAGCGTGTGTATGAACTAGAAGCTGGAAACTTCACAATCGAAAAGGGAGACCTTATCAAGATTGTCGGAGAATACGGAATGCGTTTTAAGTTTGTTAGTGTTACTACAAACACAAAGACTGGGGCAACTTGGGTAGACTGTCACGAAGTCCACAGAGGTCAGACAGGTGCTTTCAGATCATTCACTCTTGACCGTGTAAAGCGTATACCTAAGCGTAGAACAAAAAAGGCGGTAAAGAAGAATGTCTAATTTTGAAGACTTAACAGTAGAACACCTTGACGAAATGAACAAGGTTGTAGAAAAGTATCTACAGGGTGAAGACCCAACACAAATTTCCAAGGTGCTTGCACTACCTCGTCAAAAGGTAGTTGCACACCTAAACCAGTGGAAGGCTATGGCTGCAGACAATGCTGCAATCCGTGCTCGTGCCAAGGAGGCTCTAGTAGCTGCAGACACCCACTACAATCATCTTATTGGTAAAGCATACGAAGTTATGGATGAAGCATCTACAACTGCAAACCTTTCTGCAAAGAACGCTGCAATTAAGTTGGTGCTTGACATTGAGTCAAAGCGTATCGACATGCTACAGAAGGCTGGTCTCCTTGAGAACAAGGAACTTGCAGAAGAGATGATTGAGATTGAACGTAAGCAGGATATTCTCAAAGGTATTCTACAGGACATTGCTGCAGAGCACCCAGAGATCAGAAACAAGATTATGCAAAGATTGTCTGAGATTGCCAGAGACAGAGAGGTCATTACGGTAGTCACCAATGTTTGATGATTTTATTGATGTACTTAAGAGTAGTCACTTTGATGAACTACCAGTAGATGCTAAGACCTTTGTTGAGGGTGAAGACTATCTTGGTCAGCCACCACTCTCAGAGGTTCAGTATGACCTGGTAGAGTCTATGAGCCAGATCTATCGCCTAGAAGAACTCATTGAGGTTATGGGTGACGAAGCTGGACGTAGGCACTACAAGAAGTACACCAAGAATGAAATCATCATGCAACTTGGCAAGGGTAGCGGTAAGGACTTCACATCCACAGTAGGATGTGCATACTTAGTATACAAACTCCTATGCCTAAAAGACCCAGCAAGATACTTTGGTAAGCCAGGCGGTGACGCTATTGATATTATTAACGTGGCTATCAACGCTCAACAGGCTAAGAACGTGTTCTTCAAAGGCTTCAAAACAAAGATCGAACGCTCACCCTGGTTTGCTGGTAAGTACTATGCAAAGGCAGAAAGCATTGAGTTTGACAAGACTGTTACTGTTTACTCTGGTCACTCAGAGCGTGAGTCACACGAGGGTCTTAACCTTATCCTAGCTATCCTTGACGAGATCTCTGGTTTCGCACAGGAGATCGGAACAGGTAACGACCAGGGTAAGACTGCAGAAAACATCTACAAAGCCTTCCGTGCTTCTGTAGACTCTCGTTTCCCAGACTTAGGAAAGGTAGCACTACTATCCTTCCCTCGTTACCCAGGAGACTTTATTTCAACACAGTACGATAAAGTTATCGCAGACAAAGATGTTGTCCTAAAGACTCATAAGTTTATTTTGAATCCAGACTTACCAGAAGAAGCTGAGGGTAATACATTAGAGATTGAGTGGGAAGAGGATACAATCCTTAACTACAAGTATCCAGGTGTGTTTGCACTAAAGCGTCCTACCTGGGTTGTAAACCCTACTCGTAAGATCGACGACTTCAAGTTGGCATTCTTTACAGACATGGGAGATGCCATGCAACGTTTTGCCTGTGTACCTACATTTGCATCAGATGCATTCTTTAAGGACCGTGATAAGGTTCGTAGTGCAATGACCATTCGTAACCCACTAGACTCCGCTAGACGCTTTGACGAGACATTCAAGCCAGACCCAGACAAGAAATACTTTGTCCATGCTGACCTTGCACAGAAGCACGACAAGTGTGCTGTAGCAATTGCTCACGTAGAAAAGTGGGTATCAGTCCAGGTAATGAAAGACTACGAACAAATCGTACCTATCGTAGTAGTAGATGCTGTAGCATACTGGGAGCCACGTAAAGAAGGTCCTGTAAACCTATCAGAAGTCAAGCAGTGGATCCAGAACCTACGTCGTATTGGATTCGATATGGGCATGGTTAGCTTTGACCGTTGGAACTCATTTGATATCCAGAACGAATTGAAGGCTGTTGGTATTCGTACTGAAACTGTTTCTGTTGCTAAGAAGCACTACGAAGACTTGGCAATGCTTATTTACGAAGACCGTCTTGTAATGCCTAACATCGAACTTTTGTTCGAAGAACTTACAGAGCTAAAGATTGTAAAGCAGAACCGTGTAGACCACCCTAGAAAACTATCTAAGGACCTTGCAGACGCTGTCTGTGGTGCTGTCTTCGGTGCTATCTCTCACACACCTCGTGATAGAAACAACGTGGTAGAGATTCACGAATTCCGTGACCGTAAGAAACAAGAGACTAACTACGAAGAGCACAACCCTCGTAATGTTATTCACGCTCCTAAAGCAGAAGTTGACAGCTATTTGCGTCAGTTCAACATTGACTTAGTTTAAACACTATGGTAGAATAGATATCTAACCCAAATTTGTGAAAGGAGTACCAGTGTCTTTGGATATCGTGTACTTCTCAAACTATTCTGGGAACACTAAACGCTTTGTAGAAAAGCTGACTAACAACGCAAGGAGAATACCAATTGACTATACTGCTGATACCAGTAGCGTTCTTGTCATTGACAACCCTTTTGTACTTGTTGTTCCGACTTACGGAGGCGGTTCAGAAAAGTCAGCGATCCCAAGACAGGTCAGAGCGTTCCTAAACGTTCCAGAGAACCGAGAACTTCTTCGTGGAGTGATTGGAACTGGGAACACTAACTTTGGAGAACACTATTGTAAGGCAGCAGATATTATCTCTGCCAAAACAGGTGTCCCCATTATTGCCAGGGTAGAGATATTCGGCACACAAGAAGACATAGACAAAATAACAGAGAGGCTGGAGATGTTAAATGACACCACAGTATAGCTACCATGAGCTAAATGCAATGTTGAATCTATATGACCAAAACGGTAAGATTCAATTCGATAAGGATAAGGAAGCAGCACGTGCTTACTTCCTTGACCACGTAAACCTAAACACGGTTTTCTTCCACAGTTTGGAAGAGAAGCTTGACTATTTAGTTGAGCATGAATACTATGAAAAGGCAATCCTTGACCAGTATGACTTTGAGTTCGTCAAGGAGATGTTCAAGAGAGCATACGGATACAAGTTCCGTTTCCCAACATTTGTTGGTGCTTACAAGTTCTACACTCAGTACGCACTCAAGACATTCGATGGTGAACGCTACCTAGAACGCTTTGAAGATCGTGTGGTGATGAATGCTCTGATGCTTGCAGGTGGAAACCGTGAACTAGTGGCAGACCTAATTGATGAAATCATCTCTGGTCGATTCCAGCCAGCCACACCAACATTCCTCAATGCAGGTAAGAAGCAGCGTGGAGAATATGTCTCTTGCTTCCTGCTCCGTATTGAAGACAACATGGAGTCTATTGCTCGTGCAGTAAACTCCTCACTACAATTGTCAAAGCGTGGTGGAGGTGTTGCACTTAACTTAACCAACCTTCGTGAACTTGGTGCTCCTATCAAGAAGATTGAGAACCAGTCTTCAGGAG